ATTAATATTATTCATTTATTTTTGTCACAATTGTTACAAAACGGTAATTTATATTCAATCTAATTTACTTATTCTTATTTAGTCTTAGTCTAATTAAAGATAATACCTTAATTTAGTCTAAATACAAATTACTGATATACATTTATTTAGAATTATTCTTAAAATATTACTGATTAATTTTGCTTTGATTACTTCAGATTGTCAAAGCTGAATGCAAACGATGAACTTACAGAATGTTAATGTTTGGATCAGGTGACAATTTTAAAAGTAATTTTTTCTTTCAGGTTCTTTTTTCTTCTTTTCTTTTTCCCCGTTTTTCTTTTCTTCTTTTTTCAGTGAAGCCTACTATTCAACTCTTTAATTCTGGCTAAAAATAAAAGAAATAAAATAGAACTAAAATAGAAATTGCTGATTTTTGAACATAAAAAAAGCCCCCATTCCAGAGGGCTGCATAAGAAACTTGCCGGCAAATCCGGCGGATGAATTGTTTACATGGCCTGTAATTTAATTGTTTACTTTTTCATTGCTGTAAAGTGTATTAATCAGGTCAAAATTAAAACTAATAATTCAGATGACAAAATAATTCTGTATGTTATACAACATAAAAAACCGCAATTACGGTAATGCGGCCAACCACGTCTTTTACTCCTCGAGTAATGACAATACAAAGATAATAAAAAACCCGGCAAGCCTATGAACTTACCGGGCAACCCTAAAAACCTGACTATGAACCAGCGGAGGATACCGGCTGGAAGTTGATTAAAATTTAAGCGAAACCCCTGTTAATATTCCAAACTGTCCTGATCTTGTATCGTAAATTGGCCCTAAATTTATCCAACCTAAAGCATTCGCAACAATCGCAATACTAAATGCAGCTTTTACATTCTCTAATTCTGGCTGTTCCTGACCAATTAAAAACAATGCTGAAAATCCGTAATCGTTAAACGGTTCTGTTTCTCCTGGGACATAATGTTGCCAGCCAATCCCCGGCCCAATTGAACTGAATGAACTCGTCTCAAATGTCTTTAGGTTGATGTTAATGGCTGTAATCGCAACCTGTGCCCTTAATAGCCATTTTGAGCTACTTTGATCGGTTGTCGCTACTATTGACCTGTTCCGAGGGAATAAATCAGAAGGCACGGGTTTAAAAATAGATTGAGCGTAAATCGCTCCGGTAATTAAAATCAAAGATAAAAGCATTAATAGTTTTTTCATGTGTATTAATTTTAAGTTACTCTATAAAATCATTGTAAACAAGTATTACAAAATCTGCTCCTTTACATAATTCCTGATCTTCGGGTCTTAATTCAAAATCATCCAGGTTATCAATAATGAGAGGGTTTTCTTCTGATTTCATAAATTCCAGCAACTCCTCAAGGGTTTTGATTTCTTCAACCCTGTCAATTACGTTCCTGTCGATGTCATTACCTGTTCGGCAATCTGAGGCATATTGAATAATGGCTTTCATATTCTTACCGGCAATATTCTTTGGTGACAAACCGGACAACGGACGTTCAGATCTCCGAATGTTTTAGTTGTACTCCAATTATCTTTAGGACAATAGTAATAGTATCCATCCATTCTCTTTTCATAAATATGTCTCAAAATCGGATCAGTGAATTTAACCTCAGCCTTGAGATTCCAGTTAATCAAAAAAATCAGAATTAAAAAACTCAATATTTTCTTCATTTTTTAGGGTTTTAGTTTTATCATCCAATTTATCTGACTTCTATTCAATTGCCATGCTAACCATGAAGCAATTGCGCCTACTCCAATTAAAGACATAAAAAATAAGGCTAATCCTGCCTCACCGTTGAATGTCATTTTATGCAAATATACAAAGGTCAAAGAATATATACAATTTTATTTTGGCCTCAGGCCATTATCTTTATCTCCACCTGTAACATTCCCGTCTTTAGCAAAAAGCAAACCTATTCCAATAAGGAGTGCCGATGTGAATGTGGTAATAGTTTCAGGTGTTAATTGCTTATTAATAATGACAAATACAAAACCTGTTAAAGCTCCGACTATTGCCAGAATTCCTGCTGATGTTGTTTTCCAGTTTGTAAACATAATTGTAAGTTTTATATAATGTATAAATCAATAGTATCCGGAATTAATTTGAGTAATAATTCCATTGTAATAGATGAAGCTGTGAGCTCATTATTTTCAAAGGTATAGCCCACTAAGATATCACCCTTGTAATCCATTTTTTTATCACCAGGGAATAAGTCTTCACGGATAAATATTTCACGTCTACCAGGCACATTCAGAACTTTAAAACATTTACCTTTTGTCGGGCTATCAAACTTCTCAATCTTATACTTTCCTTCAGGGATGCATAACTCACCAGGAAGTTCTAAAGTAGAACATTGAGTTTTAATTCTCTCGTTCAGAAGTAACATTAAACCCCGTGTTTCTGTTTCTGACTTTGTCCGACTGATAATTAATTTCATTGCAATTGTGATTTAAGAAGCTCGACTAACTCATCAGTCTGCTTTGAAGCCTCAAGATGTTTTGTAAGTCCGTTTATTGTGACTATCTGTTTATTCTTAATGTCGGATGTTTGTTTTTTAAGATCCGCATTTTGATCATAAACCTTTTTCAGGGTGTCAGAAAGATTATTAACCCTAAAAATGAGTGCTTGGTTTGATTCAATCAGTTGATCGATTTTCTGTTCTTTAACAATTTCACTCTGTACTGCTTTCTGCTTTTCAATTCCTTTCTGAACTGTAAACGTATAACTTGAAAAGAATATCTTATAAATAATTATTGAAGCTCCAAAAACAGCCGATATCCAAAGAGCAGTATTCTTGATTTTGTCCCACATCAGAAAAATAGTTTAGGATCAACCGGTTTGCCATTGAAATAAATCCTTACATCAGCATGAGGCCCGGTTGAATTCCCGGTGCTTCCAACTAACCCAATAAGCTCACCCTTATAAACTATTTCGTTTTTTGTCACGAATGTTTTTGATAAATGACTAATAGAGTATTCATAACCGTTCTGGCAATTTATTAAATCTCTATTGCCCCAGCCGTCATCCCATCCAGCTATTATTGCAACCCCTGAAGCCATTGCGTAAACTTTCGTCCCTACATCAGCACGAATATCTAATCCGGAATGTATTTCCACTTTGCCGGTAGAATCAATTATACGCATTTCATTAAACTTTGTTGATATGCCTTTAATGTCCGCAAGTGCAATAGGTGAGATATTCGGTATGTGATCTTCTATCTCTTTATTTTTTATATTAATTGAATCCTGGTGACTAAATCCTGCTATCACAATCGTTTTTAAATCTATCACAAGAGTTAATAAAGTGTCAACCTTATCAGCCTTAGCCTTTACCTCGACAAATGCTTTTCTGCGAGGTACATAATAAAAGATAATGAAAATAAACAACCCGGCAATGACAATAGCAAGAAATGTCTTATGAGAATCTAACCACTTTTCAAAGTGTCCTTTTATTCGTTTGCCGTAATACAAATCCTTCATAATCTCATTTTTAGTTACACGTTGGGATATCTGTCATTGTTTTTACTTTCTTTTTTGCCATGGTTTTGCTGTTTATCTTAATTCGTCAAGTAATTCAATAACCTTATTCAGAAAGTAATAAACTCCTGTACTTATACTTATCTGATAATCCGCTTGTTTCTGCCAGTTCGCACCAAATATCATAGGCCTGTTGTAGACCTTATACCAGTCAGCTTTTGAATTATCACAAAGGAATCCTTTGGCTTGTAACTTTACTATTAAAGCCTGTTTGCGAGTTTCGTTATCAGTTACGGCCTGTGTCTCTGATTCAATCCTGTTTGTTTCAATTTCTTTTGCTGCTGCAATTTTCAAAGCATAAAGGTTAGCAATAAAAGTTGTCTTTTGCGCTGCTGTCATACCTGTAAAATTGACAGTCTTGAAACTATCTTCAAATGTCTGAAGTGCTGTTTGTGCTGTTGTTGTCATTAAAAAAATCCTTTAATACGTGAATACTGATTTTTAATTTTTGCTACTGCCCAAGGAGTATTTTCAATTATCAATTCATCCAATGAACCAGAAAATCGGTAGTTAATACCTACGTTTCTTCCTATTACAACACTTCCAGCAGTAGTAGCTGGAGTAGAAACAGGTAATGTCGTACTGATATCTTGTTTTATTGAATTTATATATATAGAATAAGCAGGTATACTTATGTCACAAAGACAAACAATATGGTACCATTTATTTGCCGTTGGAGTAAATGCAACTAACCCCCTTCCCCAAGTTGTATAACCATTTGAAAACGTAGTTATGCGTAATATTCCATTATAATATATAACCGTATAAGATGCGTTAGTTCCATCATCCCAATTTCCTTTTGTTATAATTACACTATTTGCAACTGTTGACCATTTTACCAAAACACTAATAGTTAAACTGCTGTGAACGTTTAATCCGGTTCCGCAATTAACTATACTTGTTGCTCCATTAAAACCTGCACTTCCGTTCAATATTCCAGCCGAATAAATAATATTAGTATCAGTACCATTATACCCATTACCGCTCGCATCATTTGAATTGCCATTCATCCTATAATAAGCTACTATTGCCATCAGAAAGCGAGATAAATCAAAGTTGGTACTATATATAATTTAGCCTGAAAATCTGCTGCTTTATTTGTTGCGCCGGCACTACTCATGATTCTAAGTGAGATACATTCAGCAGCACTTAAAGTATTAGTAGTCGGTCGCTGTTCAACCAGAACCGCATTAGTACCCAAATCAGGCGCAGAGCTAAAGAGTGCAGTAGTATTTTTATATATATTCATAGTACAGGCTGCATCGGATCCTGCAGCTGCTGTCAGTACTGAAAAATCAACAGGTAATAAATAACTGTTTGCTCTCAAATTCTGTCTCCATACCCCTTGTGAATAAGAAGCATCTGCGATAACTTCACCGGGAATTGAAATCAAATGAATGTAATCATCAACCTTGCGATTGTAAGCAACTTTAAAATTAATGTCCCCGGCTGCAAGATTAGTATCTGTAACAACTGTTACTGTGATTGTACCGGCATTATTTACTGATGATTTTACATAGCCTATCCTGCGAGTGTTGCCGTCTGAACTTGTGCAGGTGAATAATGAAAATTGAATCAGATTAACATCTTTATTTGTTCCGGTAAACGTGAAAGTGGAAGTAGAAGCGTAGGCGCCTGTTAATGCAGTCCAAATCCCTGAATTTACCACTACATCACCACTACCTAAAAGGGAAACACCACCAACTGTTTTAATATTAGTTCCGCTCTCCAGAGTAGCCTGATAACCTGCATGAGTATGAGCAGCCACTGCGTATAAAGTATCAAAGTAAGTCTTAAGGAATGCTTTTACGCTGGTCCAGGTTGAACGGATAAGGCCGAAAGCCGGATTACTCTCCGAATTCTGACCGGTTATCTCATCAGCATCCACAAGATTTACCTTTGCAGCCGCTGCGTGGTTTATTGTTGCTATAGTAGAAGCAGTTTCAGCATCGCTCCCAGCAGCATGCTTAAGACTTATTGCAGAAGCAATATCGGCATCCCCTTTGACAGTTGCAAGTGAAACAGCATCAGCTGGAGCATGCGCTACCCCAGAATGCGTATAACCAGCTTTTGCCTGTGCTGCCGTTACAGCATTCGTCCCGCCGGTATCCAGTCCCTGATCTGTTCCCTGCGAGTGATCAAGCGAGTTGCTATGTTTTTTACTTAAAGCATCTGCAATATCTGTATCAGCCTTTACAGTTGACAATGCAACAGCATCCGTCGGAGCGTGAGTAGCTTGCGAGTGATTATAAGCAGTATCATAATTAGATTTTAATCCTGCTGTAAGATCATTAGTGCTTAATCCTTTGCCTGATTCTTTAGTCTGTAACCCTGATAAATCTTGATTATCAGATCCTGATGCATGGATCTTTGCTATTTCAGTATCAGCAACAAGAGATGAACCGCTTACCTTATCAACTTTTCCACTTATGTCAGTCGTTTGAACATCCGCACTAATAACCCCATTTGCATCAATTGAGACCCGATCACCTTTTTTAACGCCTCCTAAAACTGAAGCAGATGCAACGGGCAAAGTATAAGTTGATCCCTGTACATCCGCACTCAATACTTCACCTGACATTGTAAGTCTGGCACCTATTCTTACGCCTCCTTTTATCAGACTTGTAGCAGTAGGTAATAAGTAAGAAGTTGCACCAACTGCATTTAACTGTATATTAACCGTTAAGGTAGGCTCTAAAGTTACATTACAGGCTAAATCACTCATTGATCATGCTATTAGATATTGTTGTAATAATACCTTTCCCTTTTGTTCTACGGACACTCCCCGGAAATCTTGTGTCTGATTCTTGCAATTCTACCTCAATTATTAACTGTGCTAATGAAAATGTATCTGTTACTGTTTTAGGCACAATTGCAGTGTATTCCGTTGCCGAAACTCTTAAAAGAGTTGTAAATCCTGCGGCTGCAACCTTACTGTATTTGACTAATGGTGACCGCGGATGATCATGCTCAAGGTAAACAATCAAATTGGTCATTGCATCGATATCCTGCAATGTCCCTTTGGAATCTGTTATCGTAATTGATAATGCTTTGTCTTCGCCTTTGTATATCATGGTGCTTGTATATTATTTGTTACCGGCTCAGAGAACGAAGCAACTTCGCCTCCGGTTAATGACTTGAGGGGATTAAGAGCGGGTTTGGTGTAACTGATTGTTATGATGTCACCGTAAGCAAACTGATCTCCTTCTCTGTATAGCATCAATATTCCCCCATAGCTGTTTACAAAATCTATATTAATAACAATAGGAATAGAATTAACTATTACTTCGAATGCAGAAACATCAACGGGAGATTCATTATTTAGATCAATATTAAATGTTAACGCAATAGTATCTGTAACATCAAACGGTATCTCTGCACTGACAAAGGCAAGGGCTTGTATATTATTTGTTACCGGCTCAGAGAACGAAGCAACTTCGCCTCCGGTTAATGACTTGAGGGGATTTGTAAGAGGTTTGGTGTAGGTGAGCGTTATGATGTCACCAAATAAAAAGTCTTCTTCAGGGTCTTTTGTTATAACTATATAGCTTAAGTTTGATTCATCTAATGGAGATGTTATATAAACAATCTTAGCTTGTACTGCTATATTATTAACTAATAACCCAAATGCAGAATTATCAGGATAAATAGTATCATCTAATTTAATATTAAATAATACAAGAATCTCACTTGGAGAGCCTTCAATAGTAATCTCTGCACTGACAAAGATAGGGATCTCTGGGATAACCGGAATTGCCCCGACGCTCATTATTCCAACACTTGTACTGTTAACACTAATAGTTCCCATATTTACGTTATTATCCCAGGTTCATAATATTGTACAACTTCAAAATTGACAACAAAAGCACCTTGAGTGATGATTATTGTATCTGTATAGTTTGATCCTGATGTATTAATTCCTGCTGTAATTACAAAAGCATCGCCTACCTGATTAAAGTAAAAATGCGCCCCATCAGCCCACGCTGCAGTATAGGTATCAGTATGGGTTACAATAAAGCTATTTGTGTCAAGTGGCGTTCCGTCCTGATAAAATCTGCAGGAGCTGTTATTTATACTAAGTTCAGAGTCAGTTCCTAAATGAGTGCCTGCAAATGTGCATAAGGTAATATTTCCGGCATCTGCTATAATAAGACTACATACATTATCAGTAGCACCGTAATTAACGCTCAAAGGAGTTACCCTTACAACCATTCCGCTTTCGTAAACACCGTCAGTGACTTTAGTTGTATTTGTAGAATCGTAAACCTCGACTGTAAAATCACCCTGGTTTGTTCCTGATCCAAAATACCAGCGGTTTAAATCGGTAGTTACTACAAATGTTCTGGTATCAACTTCGTCATTATTCCATTCCAGGGTAGTAGGATCAATTGACGTTGCTGATTCGATATTATTTACTACTGATGCGTTGAAGCTCTCAACCTCACCGCCTGTAATGCCTTTGAGCGGATCTGCTGTCGGCTTGGTATAAGTAATTGTAGTTCTGTCACCAACAACAATCTGATTAACTAAGTTTACAGCAATATTAGCGTCAGTATATCCGGAACCAACCTCAGAGCCATAAGCCATTGTGTCAATCGCAACCTCCACATCATTTATCATAACCACGAAAGCAGATACATCAATGTTAACAGTAGAATCAAGCAGGGTATTAAAAGTTAATAATATATTCTGAAATGCCTGACTAACTACTGCACTAATTAAAATAGGCCCGGCCTGTTCTATATTATCAACATTTATCCCGATTGCTACTTTTTGAGTCAGCCTTAATGAGACCTGGTAAAGCGTAGTGCTGCCATAACGCTCCTGTGATATTTCCTCTGATTTGATATACTGAAGTCCATTAACTGTAAATACATCCAGGCTCGAAGCAACACCCATACGGGCAGCCATGTAATCCGGGATTCCTGCAGTCTTTAAAACACGCCCTGAAAAGTAAGAAGCTGAAATAATTGTTTTAGTTTGGGATCCTTCCAGTATTTCATTTTTATCTGAATCATTGGGATCAATGTCAATGGCATCAACAAAGAAGTCCATATACTTCCCGGTGCTTTGTAAAATGGACCAGTCTATAAAACGATCATCCAGGTCAGATTCTTCCCGGTCAAGATTAGTATACTTGATGTATTTCAAAGTTCCTTTTGCGAGCTCAGGAGTAAGATCATAGATATAAACCGGTTCACTGGTTAAAACATCGCTTCTCTGTGTTGCAACAAAACGAACCTTTTTATCATAATAATCAGAGTCTAAGGTGACAACAAAATTAGTAAAGTATCTGTTGTCAATTGTCCCATAATGCGAGCCTGCAGCCGCTGAATCATCCCATTTAACTGTCCATGTATCAATCTGAGTATTGCCAACATAAGAGGCCAGCGTTACGCTTGCATTAGCTTCTGAACAGAACTGCAAATAAACTGTATGATCTTTTTGGAATTTTTGATAATAAGGTTTTATTGTGAAGGTTCCCTGCGCCCGGTTAGCGTGTAGGGTATTCCACATATTCGGGTATGAATTCGTAACCGGAACATTTTTGAAGGTAATGCTATTTAAAATTGAACTAACCAGCATTTTGTTTTTCCATTTAGTTTAATTATCAAATAAATTAATTTGGTATATTATCGTACCAACAATATGCCGGGGTTGCGAGTTCTGACCATTCCGTATTGTCAGTTACATTAGGAATAGCGGTACCATCATTGAATTGGGTTTCTTTAAGATTAGCTATCATCCATTCTTTGCCGTCAGGCATACATTTAGTTGGATATATAGTGCCGCTTATTCCTGTAACACTCGATCTCTGTCCTATGCTTAAAGCTGTAGAATCTTTTACACAGCGAATAGACATTCCATTTTTTTTATTAACTATTGCTCGGTAACTTTTTGATTCATCTGGGCCAATACCTTGTAACATAAAATAATAACCAAACCGATAGATTGAATCTGTAGTCCAGTAGAGTGCTTGATATTTTAAATAATCAAACCCCCCGGTTTCCTCTCTCCTCCCTGATCCCGTTGCACTAAATCCAGTTTCGTTAGTGCCGTTGGCTTCTATCCAATGATCAGTACCTTCTTCTTTTAATTTTGTGCCTGTATTTATCCCTCTCCATTCAAACGTATTGTCATTTATGGTTGGATCTAACGATTTTTCTAATGCGTAAAATTCCGCATCACTCGGTACATGGAAACCAACGGGCGCAATATTCTTAATAACAGGAGTTACTACCTGATTTGAAATTGTAATTTCCAATGTTCCTTCAACTGCCATCACTTAAATATTAAGTGCCATAATCTTTTCAGTCACGTCAAAATAATACTCGTGACTGGTATTACTTGGTTTGAGATCACTATTCCTATGGTTCCAAATATACCAGAGCCATCATTAGCCGCTGCCCTTACAGTCGCTACTCCGTTTTTTGTCGCTGTTACAAGTCCTGTTGGACTGACCGTAGCGTTTGCATCTACTGTCCATGTTAATGATCTATCCGTTGCATTTAACGGGAGAACCTCAGCCGTTATCTGATAGGTTCCTTTGTTTGTTGTAATTGTTGCTGCCATTTTATTTATTATTAGTTAACCGTTTGCCGTTGCTTTTACTATGACTGTCCCGTCTGTTATCGCTGTTAATAATCCTGTTGAACTTATTGAAGCTGACCCCGTCCCGTTAGCGACTGACCAAACAACTGTTTTATCAGTTGCATCCTCCGGCAAGACCGTTGCGATCATTTGAAGAGTGCCATTATCTACTGTTATAGTTATTGCTCCGCCCGTTCCAGTGACCGTGACCGATGTTACTGGAATAGGTTCCGCCGGAGGCGTTCCGCCATAATCAAAGGGCCCAATATCAGGTATACTTATTGTATAATCATCATAATCTGAAGCAATATCAGAAAATACAATTCCCTGATCAATTGCCGGAGAACTGCTTTGAGAATGTAAATCTGATGAAGAAACAAATTTAGGATCCGCTTTAATCCCGCCGTCATTCGTTACGGTTCCGGTTATTGAAAGTCCTCCGGTTAATAGATTATTACTATTGCCGTTTTGATATAAAATATTATTTGTCGCTAAAAGTCCCGACCATGACCCGCCGCCGTTAATTGTTCCAAATGGAGCTTCATTAAACCCTTTAATAATATTCCCTTGGATCACAACATTACTAACGGTTCCGCGGGTATCAATCCAGATACCCATACCGCCCCCGTTAGATACAATCGCATTATTGCGGATTTTGATATCTTCAAGACGAGCATTAGAATAAGACCCGGCAAACTGAATTCCGGTACCAAATGAATACTCATTCCCATTAACGCTTACATTTGAATAGCTATAAGGAACGTCCCTGATGATATTGTTGTGAATATTTACCCGGCGGAAGTCGCCGGCCGTGTTATTTCTGCAGAAGTAAATCGGCCTGTCAAGATTTTTAAAAGTGCTGTTATTTATGCGAATATCCCAGCAAATTTCCTCGAATTCGAGGCCCGTTCTGGCTATACCGGGTCCGTGTGTTTCATCTTCCCCTGATATATTATGATGCCACCAAACAGAGTAATCATAGGATCCTTTATTTGTTCCGGATCCGAAGTCAAACAGTCCAACTATCGTATTATGATGAATTTCCAAGCCATGCCCGACCCCGTCCGTTTTATTGCTATCCCAGGCCTCGAACAGGAAGGTCCAGTCATCGCCTCCCCACAACCCGGTCAGTATATTATTATGTATTTTAACCCCTCTATTCCCGCCTTCATATCGAATTGCATCGCGACTTAATCCGGATCCGCGGCTGGTTTGAGTAAGTACATTACTGTAATAATCAAATCCGGTTTGATTCTTAATATATAAATATGATTCTTTGTCAATACTACCTCCAGAGTTGGTTATTTCACAACCATGAACCAAGTTCCCGGAATTTCCTGAAATATTCCCGGTTAACCTGATTCCTGATAAATTAAAATCTCTGACCCGGCAAAGTGCAATATCAACATTACTGCGATCAAAAACGGTTATACAGGTACCTCCGGAAAGATTATCCCCGTCAAAATCAATCCCTGAAATGTGCTGAGCTGCATTTGTTCCGCCGGATAGATAAACCAAGGCATCATCAACACTACCTCCGACATAATGAGACTTAATAACAGTATTCCAAACACCTTCACCCTCAATGCTAACTCCCGGAGCTACATTACAGCGCAAAGATTCAATAAAGGTACCTGAACCTCCGTGTATAATATCCCCGGGTGTGGTTACATTAGCACATGCGTGAGCAAAGGAGGCCCAGGAGCTGGAATAAGTTCCGTCTCCTGAGTCATTCCCCGATGTTGAAACATACCAAGTAATCATATAATTCCTTTCGCTGTGTACCAATTATAAAGAGCTCCATCCCCGGTGTAAGGAAAATCAACCCTTATTATATTCGACCATCCACTCGTTAAAGTTGCATTATGCGCCCTGATCCTGTAATAATAAGGCTGGTCAGAACTAAATTCACCTTCCAATAAATCATTTAGAGTTGTTATTCCACCCCGTATTGTAGTTTCCCCGGTAAAATCAGGTGTTATTGAATACTCAATTTCATAAGTCAGAGCCCTTGTAACCACTTCCCAGTTAGATGTAAAGGAGACAGTACTTACTTCAGTGGCTGGTAGCGCAACCGGAGCCGGCAATGTATCTACTGGCACCTCCGATGAGGTACCTTTTTCAATTATTGTAATCTCTGCTTTATCTTCATTATTTTTCTTTTTCAGGGACAATACATAACCTGAAATAGTTTCGCTAAATGTCACGTAACCATTTGGATTAGCGGAAAATACCTCTAAATCTGTTAGCGTGAACAGACACTCAATAGTATGCTTAATTGGTTTGAAAATAGGAGCCGTAAGGCTGGAAACTGCAATATCATCACTCTCTTTTAGACCGGTTAACCCATCACCGGTAGTTTCCAGGGAATTGGATTTGTCCGTTTTTTGGAATTTTAAAACACTCGCCTGCGCATCTGCTTTACTCATTCCGGAACTGATCACATTACCATGCCTGAGAAGCATCCGGGTAGGTGTGAAATACCGATTTAATAAACTCTCACCAAATAGACTGGATTCATTTTCAATAGTTATATTTTCATTTGTTTCCGGGATCCAATCATGCGTTCCGTCACGTTGTGTTTTTATAATGAATTTATCAGAATCTCCTTTTTTATCCACGCTTTCATCACTGGCAAGCGGGTTTGCAATATTGTCCAGTATTCCCTTCGTGTCACCCCTTAAAGCTGAAATGTTTTCTAACTTCGTGGCAGTTGACATTATTGTCGTGCGCTGATTTGTTGTGTTCGGTTCAGCCCGACCATTAGCACTCAAATATTCAAAATTATCAAAACCGCTCTTTATGTCCGAAGGAACCAGCTCCGGCATCACCTGGGATTGTATGTCATATTTATTTATCCTTTCGGAGAGCGGCGGATCAAAAACGATCTCAGTGTTCTGAAAATAATGTGCATACTCCTCTATTCTTAACCTGTACTGAGTTTCACCAATTAGTTTTTCAATTGAATATCCAATGTTCCATATCGCTTTAGCACTTGCAAATAAATCTTTGAAATTTAGCGTCAATGAACCGTCTGCAAGCAATAACCCCCTCTGATTTAATCCGCCCTGGATATGTGCAAATCTCAATTGATTTTCTACTGTATAAGCATCAGATAAATTGTATAATACATCAGCCCGACCAAAGAACTCAGAATAAAATGGGAATTGAACGTCTAATATATGCCTTAATACGCTCTCAAAGGCTTCATAGATAGGATATCCCTCTGTTGGTGTCGCTGATGCGGATGCTACTGACTGTGTAATATCAACGAATTGAATTATTGTATTAGCGTGATACGTGGCATTAATGCCATTTGACATTACCACGAGTTTCAGGTCATTACCCGCTGATAGTGTGATATCTACCGATCCTATATTGCTGTATTGTCTTTCGTGTATCCCGAATTCACCAAGATCATAAGTGTTAACTGCCGCCCCGGGGGAATCAGTTTCAATAAGTTGTAAATACCATGTTGGAGATCCGGCATACCTGTTAGAGACATTTATGGGAATATTATAATAGATGTGAAAATCATAATCGTAAAGAGCAGTTTTGAAAAATGCCGGAACATTCGCCAATGTTTGCTGTGTTGTAAATACCACTGTCTGCGCTTCTGCAAACTGACTACTTTGCTTGACCAGGGGAATTGACGAATATGTGATAACTCCGTTTGTGTGACCAAATTCATTAACTTCTAACTTGCTAAGTTTAGCACTGTAAAAAACATTTACAGCATTATAATACAATCCTTTCTTTAAAGCAGGATAATCGGTTATCGCAACCCCTCCGACTGAAACAAGTTTTGTAATATCAACCTCGGTATCTTGTCTATTGTCTAATTTAGTCTGGATAGAATTATTAACGGCTTTTACCCTGACCCCAAAAGCAAAGGACCCGACTTTGACAATCTCATAGAAATTAAAGTTTACATCAAAACTATTTGGAAACTCTACATAATCCCGGGTTGAAGATTTCCACCAATAAACATGTAGGGTACATTTTGCATTTAATTCATATGTTTCAAAAAGACGTTTCAGGAATGCGCCGCTACTGCCAATAAAAGTTAATGAATCACAAACGAATGAAGTAAACACCCCTCCAACTTCCAAATCTCTTTTTATCTCTAAGGTCCCGGATTGCCATTCAAGGGGAGGAGGCTTGCAAATACAAAAATTAGCAAATGAGTCTATCAATTTGAGGATATACTTTTCAGGCGTTGTACTTTGGATATTTGTGGGCCAATCCATAATTAATTTCTGAGTAATCTGTTTAAGTATACATCCTGATGATTTGAGTTGCCTTGTCCAATGGGCCGGTAATCCTTATCATAAATCATAACCGGTTTATTCCTGATTGCCTTTTCAACACTATTCAGGCTATTGATTATCCGCTGATCTGACATTTGATAGGTAGTCGAAGTACTGCGAAAGTCAGCCATTTTCATCATTTTCTCAGTTTCCTTATTAGGGTAAATCTTTGCACCTAAAAACTTATTCCCTTCAAAATAGGTAGGTTTTTCAGCCAGAGCCACGGCCCCGGATTTGAGTTCCATCAATTCCCTACCAGATTCCCCGAAGATGCCTTTAATAGGTGCGGACTCGGTTCCTTTTGCAAACTTAGGAATAGGTTGGGCGGCGACTAATGCAGCCTGTATAAGACCCTGTGCGATTGCCATTGCAATAAGCGGAACATTTAACGGAGGCGGTAATGATGCAGCGGCCTTTGTTGCTGATACTGCTGTATTAACCGCTATATTAAATAGGGCTTGTAGTTTCTCTGCCTTTGCCTGTTTGGTTTTTATAACAGCTGCTTTTTTATCAAATTCAGCATTAATCTTGTCTTTTTGTTTTGCCGTCAAGTGTTCATTATCGAGTTTTGCATTTCGCTCTTTCTCCAAATCACTCATTTGCTGATCTAACTTCGAGGCATTAAGTTTAAATATACCATTAACAACCTCGGCTGCAAAATCAATTTCCATGTCATGCAGTTCTTTTGCCCGGTCCTTATCCTCTTTTGCAAACTTTTCTTTGATCTTTTTTAGCCCTATCTGCTTTTCTTCTTCTGTAAGCAGGGCAAATTCCTTTGAAGATTGGAATAGTTTTATCTCATCTTCTAAACCGGATTCTCCCTGGATGCCGTATTTCTTACGAAAGTCAATCAACGCCTTGCCAGAACTTTCTTCGAGTGCTTTTTTGCGTTCATTATACTGCTCAATAGTTATTTCCTCTTTTTTCAACTCGTCATCAAGGGCTGCGAATTGTTCAGCATATCCGGCATTAATATTTTTTAAGTGCTCATCTTTTTGCTTTAAATTAATTTCACCAAGTTTTATATTATGAGATAATTGTTCCTGCTCAATGGTCTGGTTTATATTATCGTTAATCTTCATCTCATCGGCTGATAATCTGTTTTTTACTATCAGTTCCTTTTGAAGATCTGCTTTTCGGTTTTCAAACCTTGCATTCTCAGCCTGTTTTTCCCTCGCGTACTGATCTGTTGAATTCTGAGCCGTTGCAGTCAGTAAATCCTGTTTAGTCTTTAATAACAGATCATGAGTTTTATTTTCGCTGTCAATCTCTTTTTTCTGAATGTCTAAAAAAGCCGCTTCGTATTCTTTACTGCCTTTTTCATAGATGTTAACTTTCTCTTTAGCATATTTCTTTTCCTGATCCATGAGCTCCTGTTGATACTGAGCGTCTGAGGTTGATCCGGAAAGATGACGTTTATTTATTAATCCTATTTCTTTATTATTGGCAGATTCAGCATTATCAAGTCGTTTTTTAGTTGCATCTTCCTGATCCTTTTTCGCTTCGTCAAGCAGTTCCTTTCTGAATGATGCTGCGCTAATCTGAATACGACGAGTCTCCCTTTCAAAATCCCCGTCTTTTGCGATATCTTCAGCCTTCATTTTTTGAAGTTTCTGGATATCATCCTCATTTTTATTGTAAAAATCAGCGAAAGCAGCGTCTTTTTTCTTTTCCGAGTCGAGTTGTTTATCATCAATAAGGAGCCATTTTTCAAGTAGAGCCTGTTTAGACTCTATGGTCATCCCGTCAATCGCTATTTTAGATGCCAAATTCTTAACTTCTGCCTGAGTTGTTTCTTCTGCAAAACTCTTTTCCAGTAAATTGAGCTCTTTTTCTTTTGCCATTAAAGTCTGAGACAGTTCAATACGTTTTGTTACTGACTGGATAGTTCCATCATCAGCAACTTTCATACGCATTTGATTCGTTAACTTCTCAATCTCATTCCGTAAAGTCGCAGCCCTGACTCCTGCCGCTGACTGTCTGTCCTTAATGTCGTCTATTGTCTCAGCATAGGTCTGACCTGCCTTGAATGTTTCTTCCAGCTGTTTAGCCAACCCCCCAAATGCTGCTTCGCCGTTCTTTTTAATATCCTTAAAATCTAACCGGAGAATTGACCAAATCAGTTTACCAAAACTCGCAAGCCTGTCAACCAGGATGTCAACTATATTTTTGAGCCCTTTAAAAACTCCTGCAATCTTTACAGCCCCTTCGTCGGTTGATTTAAAGGCATGGAATAAGCCTCCTAATATTGCAACCAAAGCAGTAATACCAAGTACAAGCCAGCCTATTGGAGTAGTAAGAATTGTCTTCCCGACTGCTTTCAGGGTTGCACCAAAACCCAACGTAGCGCCTTCAGCCGTTGCCATTCCTGCCGTTGTAGTTGCTGCGAATCCTTTAACCTCGGTTGCTGCTTTTGCAGCTGCATTGCCTGTTACCTGGCCAAATTCATTAAGTACTTGCGTAGCCTCCGAAGCCTTTTTACCAAATCCTGTTACGTTCGTTGCCCCGCCTTTAAGAATGTCGTTTACCTTAGTCATTGTCTGATGAAAACCCTGGACGGTAGTCGCGGCTCTGCCGATAGGACCCGGCATTGACTTATAAGCCTCCAGGATGGATTGAGTGTAGTTACCTACATTCATCTTGTTTTTTACAAGTTCGCTGGAATTGGCCTTTATAGTATCTGTATTTTTATTTATTGTATCATTAATCTCTTTATTACGTTTCGCACCTTCGACCGTTTCGAGATTTAATTTCCGTTGTTCCGCATAGAGTAATTTATTATGTGCTATCAGCTTCTCAATACTCCCAGCTGCGGCATTTTCAAAGGAAATTTTATTTTTAGTCTCTTGAGTGGTTTGCTGAATTGCTATCTTTCTTTTTATTTCTTCATTAAGGCTGCCGGACTGAATATCTTTTAGTTTTTGTTCACTTGCAACGAGGTTTTTATCGATAGTTTCTTTTTGTTTTAATTCATCATTGGTCTGTTTCTGTAACTTGGTTATATTTTCAAGGGAGACGGCACCCTCTTTGAATGATCTTGAAACATCATCAGAGGCTTTCACTACCCGCAAACAGCTATCTACTATCTTATTTAAGGTAGTATCAACATCGGTAAGTCCTTTGTAAATCTCTTCTATTTGTACTATTTCACTCGACTTGCTCATTTCCTGATGTCTTACTCATCTTCACCCGCTCCTCAGCTATTGCCTTCAATTCAATAAATGTTATCAATCTCATTGATTCATTATAGGGCTCTGACATATAGTTAAATACTGAATAAATGACCTTTGTTAGTTTGACTTCTTCTTCTTTTTCTTTTTCCGGGTATAGCTCCTGATATTTATCAATCTTATGTTGTACATAATCTTCAAATTCTTTGAGGTTTTCAGGAGTTTTTATCTCAATTCCGGTATGTTTTTTTACCTCTTCCAATACCCTATTCAATTGTTCTGATTCTTTATAATCCTTGCCGATTAGAAATTTATCAGCGTTTACCATGGCTCTTATATTAACCTCAGCATATATCGCTTTGTAAAGTGCATCCAGGAGTAATAATCTCCGGTAACTAAGCAGTTTATCAAATTCAGTTTGAATATCTTCAATAGCACTCCCGATCAGTTCAAATATTTGCTTTGTAAGTTTTTCAAGTTTGGTCCGGTATAACCACAATGGGACAAACCAATACTTTTTCAGACTGTCAGCTTTTCGTGTCGCATCTAAAAGAATAATGTCCCTTAACCGGATCTCATGAATCTCTTTAAGCACTGGTTTAAGGATTAATTAAGTAGTAATCTGATTAATCAACTTATAACCGTGTAGTTTGCCTGAAGTCAGTTTAATACTGGTTATGATATACCCGGCAGCACGATAAATAACATTGCCAAAAAGCTGGTCCGATGCCCCGGTTAAAATAAGCGGAGATATGTCAACCTCAGCCGATCTTATTTCAGCAAGGGTAGTGACTTCTGACTTAACCGCTACTCCTTTAATTGATTCAATAACCGCATTATCAGTAATATTATAGCCCCATAACAACTTATCTTCTACTGCAGTTGTTCCGGTAATGTCGAACGTCCCGCCCCGGGCGAGCATCTCTGAGAAAAACCCATCAAATTGTAAAATCATTTTATTAAATATTAAGTTTAGAATACTTTTTTTAAATAATCATTAATCATTATGCTATTTTTGTCATTCCTTTATTCCAAGGTATTTGGCCTTTATGTGCTTTGCTCATATTGTTTCTGCCAATTTCAGATTTCGTATGATGCGTACCAAGTGCGTTTTTATTCCCTTTATTTTTGATACTCAATAATTTTATCGTTTCTTCTGTATGTTTTTTACCAATCCGTGATTTACTCATTTTTCTCTTTGTTTCATTGGACATTTGCTTTGCAGCATCACTTAGTTTTTTGCGCGTTTCTAATGAAGGATGTTTGCCATAATTGTGGTTTTTTCCCCTTTATGTAATTCAGACAATTTTCTTTTAGTTTCATCTGAATGTTTTCTGTTTTTGCCCTTTGCGCTGATCTTCTTCCTATGTTCATCTGATAATTTAATCCCAATTTTAGCAAGACTCATTTTCCTTTTAGCTTCTTCAGACATTTTAATTCCCAAATGACTATTCGCTTTTTGACATATATTAAACCACGGATTTAAAGAATCAATAAAGAACTGTTCAGTTTTAATTAAATCTTTTTTATCACAACTAAGTAATACAGAAAATTGCAAATCGGATTCCCCATATTTGTTATAATGATTTTGTAATTTATTATTGGAATGTTTATTTCTTCTTAATCCATGTAAGTGACAACACCATCTATTACCAATAGATACTGCACTTCCAATATAGATTCTTTCTGGTTTTATTTTTGATTGAATTTGATACAGTCCACTATATTTCATTTAAATATATTTTTTAGGTAATCCTTTATAATAGCAGAATTATTCACCGCCCGCGCCTTCGGCTGATTATCAGGAGAAATACCAAATATCTTTTGCCCGTAATTACCAGCCAGGTATTTAGTTTTATAGTCCTTTGATCCTATGAAATAGCTTTTTTCATCAGGCATAAAAAGAAACATTTCACGCTGAAAATCACCGGTCACAAAGAAGTCAGGTTTTTTCTTACCTGTTCTCCTGGCATATTGCTTACTCAGATACTCCGATCCTGTACTTTTATGAATCAATGGGTTGCCTCCTGAATCCTGATGACTTAACATTTGTTTCCTGTTAAGATCAACATTAAGTTTTTCAGGTTCCACGACACGAATCACATTTAGCTCAAAATCTTTAAGCCACTGATTGGACCGTTTTTGTATTTCCAGAATTCTACTCATTTGCTAAGTTGTACAACTGATATATCAATATAAAACTCCTCATCTTCAAATCTTTGCCATTCTCCATGCCTATCGCCTCTATTGAGATTAATAATATAACTATGCCTATTCCCGGGAAGTATTGTATAATGTATTTTCCCTTCAGGTGTTAAAGTGACAATTCCAGTAAGGTACTTTTGAAATTCCTTTATCATATCTTGTTCATCTTTGGGATTGTCACACCAAGGAACGGCTACAAGGTCTAAATCTCTATCCATACTGCCATTAAGTAGCAAATTATATCCATAATGTTCAGCTTCAGCTTTTAATTGAATATAAAATAAAGCGTAAAGTCCGGGCTTTATCTTGATTGGCTTGTTGTTTATTCCTTTCATAATCTTTTAAACAAAAGAGGGGTTATGAAAAACAACCCCTCTATGTCAGTTAAGCGTCTCCGCTTTTCTCTTTTGCCCTGGGGATCTTTACACCCAGAGCCTTTCCTATTTCTTCAGGGGACTCCGTGACATTCCCTTTGAGTGAGTGCTCATAGAAACTAAGAAAATCCTTCCATGACCATTTATCCCACTCGGAATTTTCGTTAATATCTACCTTTCCGAATTTCATCAGACAGGGATATTAAGGACATTACTCTGATAGGTGACATGAGACGCGGCAATTGTTTCGGCCTGTATCTCAAAATCTCCGGTGAGCTTTGCAGCACTGTTCAGGAATGTAAGAGTATAGACCCCTGTGGCCGCCATTGTAGCAGAAATAGCCGTACAGGCTCCGCCCGCATCAGTTGAAACAGAAACAACAGCCCACTGAGCAGTCGTGGTAAATCCAGCATAAGGCAGCCCGGTAACCCGGTGAGTTGCTTTTACAACAACCGTTCCGCCTAAGCTCTCATAAGCTGTCACAACTTCGATATTAACACCAACCGGAACGCTCTCGGCAAGTTCTGCACGGCTGAATGACGGTTTAATTGTGATCTGATTCTTAGCCTGTTCCACATCACTGAATCTAACATCAAAGGCGCATGCTTTCTGCTTACCGTCACCGCCAGCTTTCGGGAATGCATAAGTAAGGTACAAGTGTCCGTTAAAACCGACTACCAGACCTGCAGAATCAAGCGTTGCAATGATATTACCATTTGCCAGGATAAGCACAAAGTCAAACTCTTTTCCGTCAGCTCCGAACCATGTCTTATAATCCTCGTGTGACATAAAGCCCCAGGCTGTGAATTCCGGTTCAAAGTCTTTAGTCTTTTCAGAAAACCCGGTGTTTGCAGTTGTGAACTCCGGCGCCGGAGTCTTTTCCTCAAAACCCCTGGCAAGGTCAATATAAATTCCCTTGATAGCTGCCGTGGTAGCGGGGTTAATATGTGCCTGCCACCCTGCGAGCGTTTTCGCATCGGTAAGTGCAGTAGTAGTTCCTTTGTTAAGTACGATCATCGCCTTAACATCTTTCAATAGCTCCTGGCTTAATCCATTGCCAGCATATTTAAAAGTTCCCATAATAAATTATTTTATCATTAATACGTTTTCAAATTTTATTTCAATTGCGGACAATACATCTAACTGTCCGGCGTCATTATTTAACCAGAAAGGATGATCACTTACCAAATATCTGAAATCTGTTCCGAGCGAAAAGTTCTCATGGTAACTCATTGCTACCATCATCTGTTCAAAGATCGGGTATAGAATAGCCTTCAGTACATTTGTGTAATGTTGCTCAGTTGTGTAATCCTGACTTGTAAGGTCGCAAATAAACACCCTGGGAGCGATGGTATAAAGGTAAGGCTCCGGGTATTTGATTTGATTTTCGTTATTATCCCAAACAAGCCATACTAAAGGATAAATCTGAAGTTGATTATTATCCTTCACTTTACATAATTTGAGCAGTTCCAAATAGGTACCATAGTTATAGTAAGGCGCAAGATTTGCCGGGTCATATTTTAATCTGGCTCTATCAACTACCTCACTAAACACATCAGGAAAATATTTGTAATCAACTACGCTCATATACCAAAATGATTAATTGTCCATTGTGGAGTAAAAATCCAATCCGGGTAATTCGATTTGTTAGCAAGAAGAAAGTTATAAGCAGAGGGCTCGCAGTTAAAACCATACGATAAATTAGCCCCTTTGACCGGTCCTGAAAAGAACTGTCTGTAATCATAAGGGATATGACCGTATAATTCAACCATGCGGTTCCATGCGTTACACATCTTTGGCACCGAGGAAGCCCTCGTCCCCTTCATGGTATCAGTCAGAACAATACCAAGCTGAGACAAATGGGTGACCTCCCTTTCGACATACTTATAAAAAGTGTAATAAGCTATAAGTGAAGTTTTTGAACTGTTCTTTAATCCCTCCCATTTCAGCGTTATCTCTTGACCGTTAAACGTATGGTCAAACTCAACGCCGTTAACCAGGTCTTTGTAAATCTGTTCCTGGTCTCCAACAACTTTAGCCTGATCAGCGATAAGAAGTGAATACAATTTATAACCAAGCAACTGAATCAATATCTCTTTTTCATACTGATCAATTGCCTGGCTTATTGCAGTCGCATTTGAGTTAACTCCGGATGGGTTTGGGATGTTTATCTCACCTATAAAATATGTGCTGTCAATTAGTGACATTACTTTTTAGCTTTCTTTGTTGCTTTTGGTTTGCGTGGGACTTTCTTCTTTGGCTCGCTACCTTCAATAGGAGTTGCGGAACCCTTTCTTAATAAGATCTCCGCAATCTTCCCATGAAGTACATGTTCAGTCCTTTTGCTGATAGCTTCCATTACTATTGACCTTTCCCGGTTACATACCAGTTAGTGCCATCAAATATCAACGTAAGTGCATTATATTGACCCGTTAGAGTCAAATCTCCGGCGCCGGAAATCATAAATTTCTGCGTTCCTGATCCGTTATGCTTAATTACTAATGTGGTATTTGATGTATTTATGATCCTGAGTAATTGGCCAGTAACACCTCCTACAAGTCCCTGGAGTGTGCATGCTGCTGTTACACGAAGTAAGCCAAGCCCCGCAACCGATTTCCCTGTTGTTCGAACACCCTTACAAGTATCAACACCAACAACTAAAGAGCCACCTGTTATAACTCCCGAAGTGGTTAATCCAGTAAGTCCACTTGCAACACCGGCAGCAGTAATTCCCCAAACTGAAGAGTTTAAAGCTATAGTCCCGCTGCCGCCTCCAATTGTAACAAGTGCATTAGATGTGCCTGTCCCTATGTTGGTAGCAAAATTCGAACTTGCATTAAGATTGACAGCCGCCCCGGTAATTGTAGTTCCCAAAGTACCTGTAATTAATCCATCCGCCGTTATGGCCCCTATTCCTGTCATTGCACCGGTCGTGGAAATATCCCAGTCACTTGAATTAACTGCAACTGTTCCGGTTCCGTTACCGAGCGTAAGAGCTCCTGTTCCCCCAGGCGTTACCGTTAATGCCGCATTTGCATCATTATCTTTTGATGTTAATGTCACGGTTCCGGATGTGGGCCGTGAGAATGTTACCGTTCCTGCACTTGTAGAAACATCATAGGCATTAGACGTTCTTATATCAAAAGCCGTAACTCTTACGCATTGAGTAGTTCCGCTTGCAACATATGAGACTTTCAGATAATTATAATTAACCGGGCTTGTAGATGTTATTACAACAGGGTTATTAGCTGTCGTGGTCCATGTTACGGGCGTCCCTATTGGGTGCCATGAGTCGGTTGACGTTATCCTTCCACGAAGCGTAACAACTACCGAGGGCGTTCCGGAATTTTTTAATATTGTAGTCGAGACGGTTTGATTCTGCATGTACTTCTGAATATTGGTAATCAGAATCACAAGTGAATCGCTCTGCACGATATGGAATTTACCTTTGCCTGCAATAGAATCAGCCGCCGTAAAAGTCATTGGCCACGCGAGCGAATTAGTTCCTGCCCTGATGTTTCCTGTTTTGTCCTGTGCCATGCTGAATGCAGTTATACTGATCAGCATAAGAATTGTAAGTAATTTCTTCATCATTTTTTCCCTTTCTTATGAGTTTCTTTCCTATGAGTTAAAACTCATCCTTAAACACTGATTGAAGAAATATCTGTTTCGGGAGCACTTGACAGGAATATTGCACCCGGTTTGCCAACTCCGAAAGCAGCGCGCATCCAGAATACAATTGTACGCATTCCTTCGGTTAAATCATTTCCATTAGTCCCGATTTCAAAGGAGATATCCTCCAAGAGACCAATTTCAGCAGCTTCATTCCACATCACGGTAACCCGGTCAACAGTCTGTTGTTTATTCAGGATAACAGCAAGCCCCCAAATAGATACAACCCGTCCCATTGTATCAAATACAACGTTACGGTTATTAACAGAGTTCCCGAGCTCATCTTTCTCCTGGCGAACATCGTTTAACATTGAAGGATGTAGGATAACAACGTTCACGTCCTGATCAGCAATCTCGGCCTGAAGTACCATCTTACCGATAAAATCAATAAGGTTAGCGCCTTTAACCGTTCCGAGTCCTGTTGACGAAAATGCGGTGTAGTTACCTGCATAATACATACCCCATGCAGTTGCGGAGTTATCGCCGGTTGTGGAGAATATTGCAGCATCCAGAGTAGAAAGGATTTTATCAGGTGCGATCCTGTTCAATTTGCTTTCAAGACGTGGCAGATCGGAAAGGTTCTCTTTAGATACCCGGAAATAAGTTGCATATTCAATAGCCTTGAACTCGACTGTTTTGAATTTAATCGAAGACTGTGCTGCAGCGGATCCTTCAGCTTTGACCCCGGCACCATCATAATAAGTATGCTCAACCAGAACGCCCATGTACTTGTTTACAATCGGATCCGTCGGGAGGAACTGCGTACAGTGGGTATCTTTTGTAAGATTGATCTGTACATCCTTCATCTTATAGTCAGTCAGATAACCGATTGAAGTACCCGGACTTGAACCTGGAGCAACTGACAAAGCGGTTGTCATATCAACAGCGGCCTTAATGGTCAGTTTTGTATCGTTTCTGTCCCATCCTTTAACGGTAAGTGCTTTTTTACCGGTAAGCGGATCGATCACAATCTCTTCAACCAACTTGTCGCGTTCCAGTGATTTGCGGAGAATTGTTCCGAAACCGGATTTTTCTGATTTCTTACCTTCCTGCGGAACTTCTTTCATTGCCTTCAGGTCTGCACGTGCAGCCAGCAACTCTTCCTTAACTTTCAGAAGGTCATCATTGACTGCCTTCAGTTGGAGGTTTGTAAATTCCTGGGATTTGGTTTCAAGTTTCAAGAGGGCTTCATCAACAGCTTTTTTATCCATTTTGCCTTCAGCTGCTTTAGTGGCAATTTCTTTATACTCAGCGGTGAATTTGGTCACGGCTTCAGTAGATGCGGCAGTTACTTTGTCAAGTAATTCCTGTTCTTCTTTTGTCATTTCAATTTAAAATTATTTGTTAATACTTTAAAATCTATCTTTTTCAGAGTGGAGTTATCCGGCTCTAAATTATCATGAGTGCCATTGAGCGGCTCATTTTTATTCATCCCATTATCAATAGTTGGTGTGCATGTATTACTTGCAAGTGGTACAGCTGATCCTTCAATACATTTAGCCTCCAGGACATACCAGAAATAACCATTTTCGTCTGCTACATCCTGATTTGCTATCTGAGGGTAATACTTATTCCACGCTTCAAACTCATTAAGGCACTCCTCGTTATTGATAGCAATATCCATCTTAACATAATACATACCAACTGAGTGATTTCGCACCCATCCGTTTGCATACTGATTGAACATATACTCATTACGCTTACGGAGTATCTCAGAATCAAACATCAGGGCCTCAGTAGTGCCTGGATAAGAATATCCCAGTTCTGACCAATTAAAACGCTTTGTGTAAGCCTTCAGATTTGTACCGTCTGCAATAATCTTTTCAAACTCCATATCATGTTCCTGGAGGTGCATGATGTTTTTGTTGTCTAAAAGACTTTTATTCCACAAACCGGGCAGATGAAGATCGCCATGCGCATCCAGAAAGTTAGTCGTGTTGATTACACAAACGACTTTTAGAACATCGGGGTTAATAGGGTCAACTATAACATCCTCCTTTTTTGCTGACTTTTTAGGATCAAAAACAATGATAGGTTTGACAATAATAGGACAATCAGTTTCTTTTTTAGCCGCTTTTTTTTGTGCGATTAACTTGTCTTTATTGTCGAATAAGAACTTAAATAGTTCTTTTTTAGTTGCAAATTCTGAATTCCCGTAACGTTCCATTGCCCTTATTTTTTAATCATTTCGTGATCATCAATCTGCCTCTGTTTTAACTCCCGGAGTTTCTTAATCTGCTCCTTGGTGAGTTTCTTCTTTTTTTTATCGGTTTTCTCAGTTTCCATAATGCCTAATTTACTGCCGGTTCTGGTATTGGTTGATTTACCGCTGGCTTATTTGACACTCCTGTTATTTTATCCCTCTCAAACTTGTATATATCCCCTCCTTCAACCGGATCAGCATCATAAGCAATGCTTAAATACTGGTTCCATGTTATGAGATTATTATTATAACCCAGCTCGGCACTTCTTGAATTCATGCTTATTGCGGTAGCTTTTTCCTTCTGAGCTTCCTGAAGGGCCGGGATATGTGAAAAATCAGTTTTTAATTCAAACCCGTACTTTTGCATATTTAGACGTTCAGTCCAGTATGAATCTTCATTCTCAACCTGCGGGATAGTCGTATCTTGGTACAACCTTCTTACTGCTTGCGCCTGGTTTTCAAATGTTGCACCCGCTATATAAGTTTTGTAAAGTTCCGCCGGGACCTTAAAACAGTTTGAAATTATCATTGCATTATTCGAAAACTCTTCATAGACACCAAGCTCTTTAGAGTTCATTATTGTTTTGATAAAATCAATATCTGTATAGCTTATAAGATATTGCTTTTGATCTCTTTTTATACCATATTCCGCTTTGAATGTTGCGTCAATCTCCTTTTTCTCTTTTAGCCCCAGCGGTATCTGGGTACCGGCTGCATCTTTGTTATTGGCCTTAATAATTCCCTGCATGCCTCGTGAACTTAAAATAACGTTCATTGCCTCAAATGCCAGTTGAGTATTCGTTACAGGATATTTCAGGTTTTCAATCCGGGATGAACCTATAATTGAGTTACCAATTCCAGAAACATTAATATCGTTGAAGTGAATTATCCGGTCTGGGTCAAACTCTTTAATGGGATTGTAATTTGACAGACAGTATTTTTCAATGATTCCCTTCAAGTCAACCTGATCATAAAGCTTACCGGTCTGCCTTACTTCCGTATATTCAGACGGTAAATTATACATAGTCTTTACTGTCAATATGTCAGTATCATACGAATCTGAAGGATTGTTCAGATAAACATAATTATTCCCGAACGTGCAAAACATATACTCACGTTCATAATTAAACTCCTTTGGCGACTGTAATGGGTTTGGCCTGAATGTAAATAGCCTCCGGGCATTCTGCACCCCTTGACGTGTATCACTCCAAGGGATCTCTTTGCCGTCAAGGTCAACCAGGTATTTCTTGCCGTTTGCCGCTGCACTGGCCCGGATATCTATACAGCCATATAGAACAGGATTCTCCGCAACGGCCTGCCGGTACTGAGAATTATTACCCAAACTAAGCCATGCCGGTTTGTCTATAAGGTATTGAAAGGTAGAGGAGTTAACAGCACTGCGGCTGATGCCGGATCGCTTGAATAATGATGTAAATGTTTCCCAAAAAGGATTATCTGCCATTACAAAAATAGCTTTCCTGTAAATCTATGACAGATAATCTGATTGTATTAGTGTAATATGCTTGTTAATTTCTAAGTCTTAGAATTTATCTATTTTGCTTCCTCAAGAACTGCAATCACTCTTGGACCTGTTCGCCCTGGTAATTTAATGACCTCATGACCGGAGGGGAGTAATCCTTTTTTTGCCATATTCTCAATTGTCTTAGCACAAACATTTTTATTTCGTACTTTAAATTGACTGCAATATTCTTTGAGAGTATAGAGGGTATAGATCATGTGGATTTTATTTGTCTAACTGATTATTTTTAGCAGCCAAATCTTCCATTTCCTTTATGAGCAACTTAATTGCTACCATGTCAATAGATTCTTTTTTAAATTCTGACAGAATTTTGTTGTGTAATTTTTGTATGATACCTTGGTTTATTTTGACATTCATGATTATAGTACTCATACTATCAAGTATTGTATTCATATTCCTGATAAAATCCTTCAGATGATCAGTAGATTTATCCGTGTTCTTTTGTGTTTCAGGAATATAGGTCACTTCATAAAATCCCTGATTTGATCTCGTTATTTCTGCATTACAGGGATAAATAAATATATAATCTTCTGAAATACCCGGGTCAATCTGAACTTTTGTTATTTCAGGGAATTTTGAAATGTTAATTTCTGTTTTGCTGATTAAGCAATAAGGCGCATAGTACCCGTTCTGTTTTGCTTTTTCGATCGTGCTTTTTATTAATACATCAGTTTCTTTTGTGGTTCTCATAACTTTGGTTTTTTAGTTTATAATTTCAATCAGCCACGCCCCATTTTTACACACTGATTTCTTTTGAGGGATGTGGTTACTTGGTAGCTTGCCCTCCCTGCGCCGTCTTAATATAGTACTGACAGACACTTTCTTTTTATTCAGTGGGAACCTTTGAGCGTATTCGGTAGGGGTGAGAATCATGGCTTGTCTATTAGTTCTGTTATCTCAGGTATTTTGACAGGTGCTTTCTTTGTAAAGTACTTTGTTTCAAGTTTACAGCAGTTTTTTACTTTCTTTTTTGACCCACAAGGGCAAAGGTCATTCCTGCCAATGCTTTTTGCAATTAACGGCCTTCCATTGCCGGTAATGAAAGGATATTTCCGGGTTTCTTTTTCCCTTTTAGGATCCAGGTTTGAAGCGTCTTTTTCTGTCATGCTTTTAGTTTTGTTTTATAGGGTGTTGCTTTCTGACTAATAATCTAATATTCAGCTAAATAAAAATTTCATTCTTTTCCGTAGTTTGCTTAATACAGAAGTTGTTTTTTTAACTTCTACAAAATTAAAGCTAAACTCCCCTCTGAACTTGCGGGTACCTGTAATACTGGCATCTTCCCCTACCAAAATAAAGTGATTTTTAGTTATTACCACATCCGTATCATCCAATAGCAGGGGACTGTGTAACTCGAAGGTCTTGTTTTTAATAACAGCATGCTCTGATATCATATTCCGAATATCAACATCATCAAGCACCTCAATAGGATTGTTCTTACTGAATACAGCAGGACTAATTATCGCTCCAACTAATCCAATACCTGCCAATTTTAAAAATTCACTTCTTTTCATAATTGTAAGAGTTTTAGTTATTCTTTAAACTTATGATTTCCATAAATATATCAACAAAGATCAATAATAGACCACAAATAACAAGTACTATTTTTGCTCTTTTGCAATATAAACCCATTGCCTTCAAAAATATCTTATCTCTATCTGTCATGAATCTTTAAAGTTCAGGTTTGCGAATTCCCCAAACAGTTCTTTTGCTTTTTTATCATAGGCATGAGCAGCCGCTTCTTCAGTCTTGAATGTTCCTAAATGAATGGGAATCCTATTTATCCTGATTGAAGCATGAATATATTCATATTTTACCCCGTTTATAATGTTCGATGAATAACATACCCCCAAATATTTACAACGTCCATGCGCTGTACAATTCCTATTGTTATCAGCAATAGTACAGTTTCTTATATTTGATCTTTGATTATTCAAACCATTGTGGTCTTGATGATCCACCTGTAAATTGTCAGGTGTTTTCATAATTAACCGGTGCATTTTTATAATCGGATTCCTTCCTTTTTGTGCATAGAATGTATTTCTGCTTTTAGCAGCATACCATTTGAATTGGCTTAAATATTCAAAATCTTCATCGTCAACCTGAGTTGACAATCCTTGTGTAAGTTTAATTTCTTTCATTGTACCATTTATTAAAATAATGTACCAAAAAAGAAAGTGAGAAAGAGTTGGTACATCTCCTTTCATCAGGCAATTACCCCTGACTATCTCACTCCGAAGGTATGAAATATTATTCATTCCCAAATAACTTTTTTATAATATTCTAAATATGCACAGAGCCCAGATGTGCTATCTGGCGCATCATCTTTGTCCTTAGATGTGTTCGTCAAACTTACCATTTGGTCCATAAATAATTTCAATGTTTCATTGGGATCTTCAGGGAAATAAAAATATCTTTTTACTAATCCTGAATTTGCTATAATCCTGCCCATTTTATTAGCTTTGGCAACTACTCCAAATACTTCTAAATCAGGCATCAATTCTCTTAGCCTCCTGCCAAAATATGCACCAAAACTATTTGTCTCTACTGCTATTTCATTTATGTGATGCGTACGAACTTTATTCTGAACTTGTGATTCTTGTATTGTAAGATTACATTGGTCAAAAATAGCATCAAACACATAAATTCTATTTTGGTATATTCTCGCAATTGGCATTGCAAAATAATCTTCTCCTGTATCTGCGCTGTCAATATACCCTACTGTGTAGTATTCCATATTTTCAGGAAACTCCTTGTATCTCTTTAGGCTACCTATCGGGAATACTTGCCCTACTAATTCACTGACCCAGCCACCAAGTACAATATTATCATACTCTTTAGGGTCATCGGTTCTTAACCGTTCATAGTCATTCAAAATGTTTTTAGGTATTCTCTTTTGATCAGCATCCAAATAACTCGAATGAATATACATCACATTATCAACGATACAATTGTCCCCGCCGGTTAATTTTTTCTTTTCAAACAGCTCTTTGAAGATCCAGTGTTCCCGTGTTGTCGGGTTAAGTATTAAAATAGTCAGGTTCCGTTTCGTGCTGGAGCGCATTGAATAAAAAATCTTTTTGAATGTCTTGTGGTCTGGCAGCTCTTCAGCTTCATCATTGATAAAAAGATTAAATCCTGACAGTGATTTAAGGTTTGCCGTTTGTCCCAGGCTGCCGGTTTTTATCCCTTTGAAAGCAATATGGCTGCCGTTATATTCAATATGTGTTCTGGTATCCAACACTTTACCGTTTATACCCATCAAATCAATTTTATCACTGAGCTCAGGCTTAACCGAATCAACAATTGACATATTTGTAAAACGGGTGTAAAGAACGTTCCACCCATAATTAACCAATGCTATGAGGGCAAATATTGAAACAGTGTATGACTTCAGTGAGTACCTTCCGCCGGTGATTATTACGGTGTCAATCTCAGGATGAAAGTTATTGTCAAAGAGTTTAAATAACGGTCTGAATTTTATTGAAACCTCAAGGTCATCTATTGAGTTATTCGGATTCATCAGTGAAGTTTTTGAATACTATTGCAGGGATTAGGTCTTTGCCTCCTGGGCCGGTTAGTTCTGTCTTTTCTGAAATTTTACCGTAAATGGTATCATTGATTTCTTTTATTGCCTGGACATCACCTTTCATTGCTTTATTGATCAGTGCCAGGTTTATTTGATCTTCGACCGTTCCTTTTACATCTTTTAATGAGGGATTTGATTTGTCCTTAATAATAACCCTGACTTTCAGCCACTTCTTTAAAATAGTCGAGCGGTTTTTAGTACCCTTTGGCTTGCCCTTTGGATTTCTGATTTCTCCGGGCTTTGGTGGTATTAAGTTTTGGTTATTCATCTCAAATCATTCTCAAATCAATTTACCATTAATTTTTAACAGGGCTTTCCCCAGCGTCCTAACCATCAGCGGGATTATTACGCTTTTATAATAATCCGACGGCCTCACCGTAACATCAAGCATAACAAGCTCCTGCTCGCATATCTCACCGTTATCAATACCCGGCCCGGCCCAGAACCACGTCCCGCCCCCTATAAGGTCGCCGGCCTTATACTGCCTTTTAATTGCGTTACGCCCTTTCATGCGGGGGAGCGGGGACGGGTGGAATACTAACGTACCAATACGGGGCTCCGATAACTCATCTGCGCTGAGTATTTTTTCATAATCGGGGGCAATATTAAGGTCAAACCCAAAGTATAAATCCGAGTATGAATAAATATCGTGCCCGAGCGTTCAATCCATATTCGATATTTTTCCAACGTCCTACGGCTGCAATTAAATTTATTATGGCAAGTGAATTGATTTGTCCTATTTCTTCAAACCAACCACGAGTAAACTGTAAAGATCCGAATCTATGATATTCGGGATCTGCAGGCGTTTTTTTACAGTCAATAAAAAAGACTTTACTTTCATTGTATAACTCAAAACAACTATCCTGCCCGTTGTATTTAACATAAGTATTAAAATCCAATTTCATAAAAGAAAACACTTCCATTATTGATTGAGTAGTGTATTTCCTTAAATCATTCAGGTCATGCCTTGCAATAAAGTAGAGCGTCCCCGGATAAATCAAAGCATCTGAAAAGATTAAAGTGCAACCGGTAAATGATTTTGTTCCACCTTTTGCACCTCCAAATAATATCTCTTCTGTGATACTATCGCACCAATATTCAGCCGCTTCCATTTGTTTGGGCTGTAATGCTATTTTGGGAATCATACGTCTTTTATAAATTGCATCCCAGTAATCGGGACGGCAATGCTGCCAGAGTGTTTAATTTCCTGCATTGATAACGCTTTGCGCTCTTCTTCTGTGCAGATGAGTTTATAAAGCGAAATTAACTCTGCTGCTTTTTCACCTTTGAATAATTTTGCCCTGATTTTAACCTTCGTTGCAACCTTATTTACCTCAAGTAATTCTTTTAACTCGTTACATTCGTCACTTTCAACTGGATAAAATTCATAGAATGTTTTTTTGGCAATAGGCAAATAAGCCACAATATCCTCGATAAAATAAAGTTTATGCTTTTTTATGACTGATTTACTTTGTTCAAATATTTTATCTCTGTCGTATGCCATTATTTCTTTTTATCAGGCCAAAAAGCCACAGCTGCGATAATTAAACATATCCCGGCCAAAATTATTATCAACTTGTATTCTGTTGGCATTGTTTTAAACTTTAAAAGGGATTGTTTCCACTGGCACAATCCCATAAACCGTAGTTTTTCATTTGTCCCCTGTGCGCATCAGGGTGCATTTAAACACTTTCACTCGCTTGGTTTAATTTATCATGATTCAATGAACCTCGTTTGAGGGATTTCGTTCCCTCTTAACGGTCTAAGCTGCCATTCTTAATGACTGATCAGACATTTTAATTGATTTGCCGTTTATTTTGGCTTATCATTACCTTCATTGATTTATACTTTCCTTTGCTGTCAAAACCATGTCAACCCCGGTTAATAAGGCGAGGGTTAATTCTATAATCTAAGAGGCTGTGTAGGGCTGTATTAAATCAAAATTAACCCAGTTGTGGAGTTGCCCGGAGTCGAACCGGGGTGCAAACAAATTATTCTCTAAATCTCCAGTAATAATATTTTCAATGAACTTTAAAAACAGGGCATCTATTTTCCTATGCTGGCACCCTGTAAATCGAATATGGCTAATATCCTGTTCAAAATTAAACTACTTTTAAATAGAAAACAAATTTATTTCTTACCATATTTTAAAACATACTCTTTTGCAGCCTCTCTGTTTTCAGTCCAATCTTCGCCTGACCAATCAGAAGTAACAGGGCCATTGACTTTATCAATCATGATGCAAATAAGTTCTTTTTGCTCCGGCGTGTCGTCTTGTGCCATTGCGCTAAGAGAATAACCAAGTAGTCTGTATTTTTTCAGTGCTTCGAACGCTTCAGGACTATTATGAAAACAATATCCTTTCAAAGTGCCCCATTTAAGAAGTAAATAATCTTCATTATTTTCCATAGTTTAATTTTTATAAGGTTTCGAAACTTCTTTACACCAATACTTCACTATCAAATGCCTCCGGTTGACCTGCACGATATAATCCTGATTTCCGAGGCTATCAATAGTAACACCCATATAAAGTTCGTCCCAGTCTTTCCCGGCAAGATAGAATCTTGTAAATTCCTGACCGTGTTCTTTCTTCTTTTCCTTCGGGCAAACCTGATATAAATAAAAAGTGAAGTCCTGCGGATCTTTCACCTCAATGATATTATTTATCTTATGCCACTCGATTGAAACGGTATCATCATAACTATAAATCCAGTCAGGCCACAATTGAACATCATGCAGTTTGCATTTGTAGCTGTAATATTTGACTTCCAAGTGAGTAATTGTCTGAGCCTGAGCTGTGCAGGCGAAAAGAAGGAAGAAAAGAATGAATTTTGTTTTCATAGGGGCTTATTTTATTATTCTCCGTATTTAAGTAAAAATTCGGGATTAACACTTTTAAAAGAAACTCTGTTTTTTACTAATTGGCAATGTAGTTCTTTGTCTTCGATCTCAATCAAGGGCCGAATAACAATACCTTCTCTCAAAGTATTATTTAACATACTTTGCCCTTTTGATATTTCAACAAGTTCAAGAATTGAATTAGAAAGTATATAATCATTACTCAATATAGGCACGATCTTTTCGTTTAATTTCTGGCATACTTCAATAAGTTCATCTATATTGCCATAAGTATATTTTTTAATGGAAAATACATTGAAAAAATAAATATCAAGTCCTTTTAAATGATATTTATTACCCTGTATTCCTTCTCCAATTAATTCGCCTTGTAATGCAATATTTTCATCCCCGAACGCTATTTTAAACTTATTCTCTAAATCATGCCCTAATACTGCTCTCCAGTATTTATCTGATTCGTCCCGTTTTAAATCAATATTTCTGCTACATACACCAAACTTTCCATTTATTTGATAGATAGTTATCGAACTGCCATCAAGTTTTTCAGTATAATAGCATTTTACCCCTTTATATTTATCAATCAATGGTTGTAATACTTGCACCCTTGTTTCGTCAGATTTTGGAATTAAAGAAGGAAAACTTTTCTGTCCTGAATTTTGTCTGTAATATTCACGAATAAACTTGAACTTATGTATAATTCTTTGTACCCATTGAGGCATCCATTTTGGGTACATAATTTTACCATTCTGCTTAGAACATCTTTGTTCATCCTGATATGGTTCCCATTTCTTTATATTAAGGATCTCGGTGACGTCCAACCCTTCTAATATTTTTGTTCTTACTGGTAATATCGTTAATGGAAAACAAATACCCTGACTTATTTGACCACGTAATTTTATCGTCTTAATTCTCAATTTACGCTCTCTTAAAAATTCAAATTCGGGTTTATCTGGCAAAATTGAATCAATCTCACAATAAACACAAAGATCACCTAATTTAAATTCTCCCTTCTTTACTACCAATTGCCAACCCAAAACAGTAGCCTTTTCAATTGCGTCTGCATTTTGTATAGACTCTAAATTGCTTATTTTTTGAATAGATGCTAAATTTCTCATACTTATTTTATTAAAATTTTACCCCAATATTTATTCCTGATGTATTTGTTACGACATTGTAAACTACTGAAACGCTAACCCAATTTATGATCGTTCCCATTCCGAGTTCAAGATCAACCGGGAATAATACCCGCCAATTTAAATCCTGGTAAATCGCTGCTTTTTGGTAGTTATGGTAACTTAACCCAATTGAAGCGAAATTGCAATGATAGATTTTCTTGGTCATTCCCAGACTGAACTTTGTATGTTTCGTTCCGGCAATATCACCCCCAAGAAACGTTCCATGAGTTAGCGAGGTGTAAAGTCCAAATCCAGTATGGCGGTTTAAAACTCTGTCATATCTCATTCCCAGACCGTAGTCATCAGGCTGAAAAACTAAATAGGCTCTGTTATTCTGAGCTGGCAGAATCGCAGGGGCAAGTAAAAGGATGAGGATTAAGGTTTTTATTTGTTTTCCTCCTCATAATCCTTAATTATTATTGATGCAATAATAATAATTATTGCCTCGATAATACTTAATATTGCAAAAAACCATATTGCTATTTTCATTTGCTCTGTATTTGGGATTTAAGATAATCATCAACAGTATCAGCACTAATCCAAATATCTGGGTCTGTTGGAGTTTCCTCATCTTTTATTATCCACGCAACAAACTTTATTAATTCATTTTTCAGTTCATCCGTTGGCATGACCGGCTCCTGAATTGGAAGGAGATACCAGTCAATTTCAGTTTCCCGCGTGTAAACTCTTGCAAGATTTGTTTTAGTAAAATGAGTAGAGTTTTCACCATATTGTTTATAATGACAAAAATAAGCTCCATCTTCTTTTGGCAAATCACTTTCTGATTTGATATACACTTTTTTAAATAGCTCGGTTTTCATAGGTTAAGTATTAATATTGAGTTGTTATATTTGCTGAATTTGGAGTTAATGTCAGTAATACAGGCTGTTCATCAATTTGGTTACAGGTTTTTTTGATCCAGTCCCACCTAATTTCCTCTTTAGTAACACTAAATTCTCTATTACCTGCAACTCCGTAAATTTCAATGGTCCCGCCTTCTAATGTGAGTATTATTCTATCATGCCGTATTTCAGTTGATAAAACAGCATCATATTCTAAGTCAATTTTATTGAGTGCAACTGCCAATGACCGGGAAGAAACTATAAATAATGTTTTCATCTCAGGAGTTGTATAAATTAGTTAAAGCCCTATTGTAATACCCTAAAGAGTTTGTTTCTCTCATGCCGTCGGGGCCCGAACACCAGAGGCGAGCCATTTTCTGAAATTCCATTGTCGGGTTGTAATGTCGCTGATAGATGAGAAAAATATCTATTGAAGCCTTATCGCTCAATCTATCTGAAAGTTGGTATTTCTGATAACCCAATATCCGATTAACTTCCCTCACCATTATAGAATGAATCTGAAGCAAACCGACTGCATCTGTTTCTCCAGGGTTGTACCTATTCACTCCGTTTGATGTTTCAGTATCAATCAGTGCTTGAATCTTTTCAGCCAGCGTGTAAGACTTTTTGAGGGGTTCTATTGAAGGAATATAAATCTCAAGATAACCGGGTGCAAAGCAATTCATCGTGAGAATTAAAAACGGTATGATTAAGAGGTTTTTCATAACTGTTTATTTTGAATATATTTCATAACCATCATCCCAATCCTTTGTCATGCGCCATCTCCAGAATTCATTTTGACTGCAAATAACGCCATCTTCTAAACGTATTTTATTGCCTTCATTTGTCATCCATTCGCCGGGCGAAAAATACCTATGTGTAATTTTAATGCCTTCTGCCATCATTTTTAAGGCTTCTGCTTTTTTCATACTTTCAATTTTTATCAGGTTTCTCAAACAAATCACAAAGTTTAATTTTCACTGGTTCCTTTTCCGTGTGCCTCGGATCAATCAAAGTCAATTCCTTTTCACCGTCAGGATATAATTTCCAGAGCTTTTTATTGACAACCTGTTCCTCAATAATTGAATAAGGCAAATCTTCGGGCAAATAAAACGTATATGTGTCAACTTTTATAATGATCATTCCTTCACTTTATTTACCCAATGTTCAAAAAGCTGATCCAACATATAATTTTTATCTTTTAGGTCATAACTGATACGGTCTCTGTCTTTAGTAATTCCGTTATAATGAGTTATGACTCCGCTTTCCGGGGAATCCTTCCAGAGAATAAAGGATTTGAAGTCTGAAGCTATTTCCCTGCTGACTTTATAAATTGATTGTCCGTTTCCTGCGATATGCACCAATAATAATTTTTCAACTCTCTCTTTCATCCTTTTACTTCTTAAATCCTGCAAATCTCTTTTGATAGACCTGCCAGAGGTTATTTGTCAATTCAAAGTTCTTATACTTCATTGCTGATAGTCTTGCATGTTCTTCTTCAATCCATTGTTTCGAAATAGGCAGTGGAGGTAATTCATGGATTAATAATTTGAGCTTATCATACAGGAAATAATACTGCCGTTCCCGCCTCTTTTTAAGTTGGTTCCACTCCGTATACAGCCATGCGATTATTGCAACTGCCAGGATTCCGAGAATAAGAAAATAAATGTATTTCATGATTTTAATATTGATAGTTTTGATTCAATTTGATCAAATGATTTCCTATAATCCCTTTCACAAGCATAGTGATTTTTAACTTTTTCAAGAGCTTTTAAGACAGTTACGCGATCCTTATCTAAAAATGCTCCTGATTTATTATGAGAAATATTTCCTATCGTTACCAGAAAAAAACAAAATAATTGTCTGCCATGAACATATTCTTTTTTTCGACTTGAAGTATCATTGAAAGGATCGATACCAATTACATCTTTTATTGCTACTCTGATAGTATTTATTAAAAATGTTAGATTATTTCTATAATACCTCTTAGTACTTGGATCATACCTTTTTAACATGACCTCGTTTGGCGGATTATTTTTGTGTCGTGCTAACATGGCAGTTTGTGATATAAGCTTTTTCCGGGATCTCCCGGTACTTCATAATTCAATTTCTTCTCAAATCTCAGTTCCCTGAGCTTTTTCATGGTTGTTCCATCCATCGCTTTTCTGCGTCTGGTAATCAGTTTTACAACTTTGTGCAAGTCGTTACCTCTGAAAAAGTCTGGTAGTGATTTGAAGGCTTGCTCTGTGGCTTGTTTTACTGAGGGGGTTGATTTGGCGTTCATAGGTTGTTTATTTCATCAATAACTTCAGACCAACCCGTCGTATCAAGGCAAATTACCGGAATAACTACAATTGCTATTTTCTTACTGACTGACAAAGGCAAACTCATTCCTTCGTTAAAATCAGAAAACATGGTTGTCGCTCCTATTATCTGACATAAATGTAAAGCTGTTTCTTTTGCGTTCATAACTCACTTTTATTGATGCAATTTAAACTAAAAAGAATAGTTGCTGGCAGGATTTCATTTGTACTTAACTCACCTGCATCGGTTTGTTGACACAAGCCGGTAAAAGACTACTCAGTTTCCTCAGCTTGATCATATAAATCAAGCTTACCCAGTAAAGGTTTTTAACGTGGTTCCCATATCCACCCCAGTATTTGCGTCTCATTGTTTCGCCACAGCAACTATTCAAAGAACTTTAACAAATTTCAACCTTCTTTCTGACAAAAAAGCTGACTTTTGTCATGTTTTCGATCTATTTTGCAATTATCTGATGTTTTATTCATGGTTATTTCAGATTAATTATTGTTTTATCCCCATTGCTCTGCCATTGCTTTGGCTATTCCAGGATAGGTTTTGCTTCTTAGTTTTTGACGTTCTGGTCCAGGTGACATTTTCCAGATCCTATGTTCCCGGCCTTCAACTATGTTTGTAGGCTTCAGTAGCGGTAATCCGGTAATCCATAACCAGGTTTCTTTTGTTTCACCATGTCCAAATTGCCACGGCTGAATAACCTGAGATTTCTTACCGATATACTTTTGCATTATTGTTTTAGGTTGCTCTAAAACAACTTTACTGCATCTGGTTAATGCAACCTTATAAGAGTTATTACATAAGGCAATACCTGATATTCTTAAAGGGTCGTTCCAATACCAACGATTACCGCATAAGGCTGTGTAAGTGCAAGGTGCATGAAGTATAATCAAATCCCAATCCATTAAATATAATGCTTTGAAAATATCCATTTGCAGGTGCCATTCAGGATGACCACCCGAACATTTCTGAAGATCACAACTATAAGCCTCGTGACCTTTTGCCCTAAATGCTTTACAAACTTCCTGACTTTCTTTGAATCCTATCAATACTCTCATTTCAGATTATATTTTTTAATGTCGTCAACTAACTTTCATTTTCCAGAGACTTCTTTTATCTCCGGGTGTAACAGCTTCGTATTTTTCCCAAATATCAGTCTCGCCTTTATTGTATCTGTAAAGTAATTCCTTATAAGAGATATTATCTTTAAATAATGAAGGGACAATTGATTTATCTTTATTTGCCCACGTTGCAAGCCGTTTACCGATCTCAAATACTGGCTGAAGCTCAAACCTCATCCGGGTTCCTGCCTTGTTTGTTTCAGTCCAGTAATTGTAAAAAGCCCGGAGCATCTCTTTTGGGTATTTTGAAAGGTAAGGTTTGCAATCATCATAAAATTTAAGTTTCTTTTCTTTTACCTGCTCGTCAAACTTTGCTTTATCAATTGCTATTTCTCCAGGTGTCTTTTTACATTTACCTTTTTTGACTGATTCAAGTTTCTTATTATACCATAACCCGTTTTCTTCAATGAACTTTGTTTTTATCTTTTCCCAACATTCAAAATCTCCGTTTAAAATATCCTTAATGTTTTGAAGTGTTAAATGACCTTTATCAGCCTGGCAACATAATAAATCAATATAAGCTCCTTTTTCCCTTCGATTAAAAAAGGCTGTTCCTGCAATGTAATTCTCGTAATAAAAGGGAAAAGAATTTTTCATTATTATTTATGTAAATCTGCCTTGTACTTTTCCACTGTTTTAAATGACAAAATATATTCCTGTCCGGTTTTATCATTTATGACCATAGTTTCAATATGGGTTTTCATTCCCAAAGTCAGGAATAAATAAAGAAAATATTTTGATGTAATAATTGTAAAATCTTCAATTACCCTTTTCTTTTCAAAATCAGATAAGTTTGATAGATCAGGATATTGACCTTTTGCCATTAATTCAGCAATTAAATTTTCACCGCATTTTTTCTTTTTCATTTTCTCAAATAATAAGATAGTAAACCTTTTAACCCTTGCAGACTATTCTTTTCATCTTCAAATCTTCAATAGATTCTTAATGAAAGCTGTCAAAAACTGCAATTTGCCCCCTAACTCAATCTTTCAAGAGTACCGATTAGCCAAGACTTTATTACGGTTTTTAGCATCTGCTTTTACGTCTCTGCAAGTCCTATGATGAGAGTTACTCAGAGCATAGCCATTTTTTATTAAGCAGTCAGTTTGTTGACCTCCGCTTTTTTTATCCTCGATATAATCAGGAAGGGGAGAGCTATGAAGAACACCCTGAAATAAGTTAAGCCCTCGGACAAAAAGAAAATCCAGGGAGGTAAGCGTAACCCGACCTTTCCTGGATATCTTATGCCCGAAGGCAATTATTTTATTAGAACTTAATAGACTATTCATTTGGTTACGCTTTGAAGTTTCAAATTTAAAACTTTACTTTGGAATAAAAAAATTTATTTTTACACATTCTTTTTGAACTGGCAAAAATTAATTTCTGATTAATTCAATTTCAGTAAAAAAATAATAAAGCAAATTGTCTGTGAACTTCGGGTAATTCTCCGGGTAATTGTCCAGTAATACCCCGGCCCGCGGATACTTTTCTGATACCCGCTCAATCACTTTAATTGTGCCGGGGCCGTGTTTGGTTTGTACTCTCTGACCGGGTTTCATTAGAAATTAATTTTGAGTTGTAATTTATAATTTTCAAACCGTTTACATCCGGCATCAAAATGTCCTGAATTAATTTCCGTACCATAAAAGTTAAATTTGCCTTCGTGACAGGCTATCCGTAAACTCTGAGAACCCATATGGCTGTCAAATATAGTATCGCCTGCTTTTGCTCTTATTTTTAATATCCATTTATATAGTGGAATAGGTTTTTGAGTTATATGTATTCTTTTTTCTTTAGTATTACTCGGATGTCTAAATATTTTTGCATTACAATCAAAAGAACTCCAAGCATATTCACAATCTGCCAGTGTTGGCATTTCTGAATTTTTATTCCATATTAGAAAATCCCTATTTGCGGGAAGTCCAAAATAATTACCTCCCCAAATGATTTGATTTTTTGAGATCCTGAATAATTCGTCAAAATATTTCTTATCGGGTTTGCCGCCCAAAAGACCTTCATGATTTTTATATTTTGCACTCCAAGTGCCACCAATTGTTAGTAAATCTCCCAGTCCATAATCAGGATCAACTATTGCCAAATCAAACTGTTTATCTTTGCAGGTTGCCATATATTCATAACAGTCACAATTCATCACTTCAGATATTGGCTCTCTCATGGTATTAATTCCATTTCAACAGTTTGGCACTGGCAGACCCGGTCAATAATGCAGCACTTTGATTTTGTTCTGCAGTCGGTAAGATCATGCCAGACTTTCGGTTCATGAGGTTTGCCGTGCTGGCAGGCTTTACAGTATAATACTTTACCTTTATTTGAACAAATTACTTCCATAGGTTTTTCTTTGCAAGTTTCAAATAATAAAATTAATAAGATATGATTAAAATCATGTTTACGATAAAAATTGTCTCCGGGTGCCTTGTAAAAAGTAATTATGAATTAACTGGAATTGCTCTTTTGAAACATAATTTTTTGATGAATGCGCCCGGTCATGACATTTCCGACATAGTGCCATGAGATTCTGAATTACATCTTTGCCCTCACCTCGTCCGTTAATGTGGTGAATGTCCGAAGCCAAACGTCCGCATCCTTCACAGATTACCTCTTCAGGAGTTTTTAAGTCAAAGTAATTCATATAGATTTTAGCGTGATTCGTCATTCTGCTTTATGTAATTTCCAGTTCGGATCAGGATCAGGAATTGAAGTCATTAAATACTCACTGCAATAATTCCGGATCGCATCACAATAAGTCATTTCATCTATTGTCATAAACTGCGATTTACTTAGCGGTATTTTTAATATCTCTCCGGTTTCCCGGTTCAACACTTCTTTGTTTGCAAACATTGATTTCCAAAACTGGTCAACTTCATCAATATTTACAAACTCATAACCGGCATCATTTAAAGCTATCATTGACAAAGGATAAACTAAGCCGTAAAGATATTTAAATTGTTCATGCGATGCCTTGCGTTTATACTTTTCGACTGTATGAGTGTATTTGCCTTTTGGTAAAGAGTCCAATTCCTGCCGGAATAACTTTGCGTTAATTACCCGGTAAGGTTTGAACTCTTCTTTAATACCTATGGCAGTTACTTTTTTCATCAAAAGGGTAAATCTGAATTTTCATCAAGTGTTTCCATATTACTCACCGGAGCAGATTCCGTCCGCTCGCCGGATAAAACGCAAAGATTTCCCAGTATTGGAACAGCCTTTAATTGTTCATCAGTCATCTTTTCACGTTCTTCTTTACTGAATGATTGTTTTACAAGATGAGTGTCTTTCTGATCAGGTTTTTTATTTGTGATGTCAAAGGCGATTATGTCAAGATAAACTCCTTTTCCACCTACAAACAGTTTATTCTTTTCAATTGGAATGATTAAACATTCTACCGGGCCAATGGCTCCTTTTTCAAACCGTTTAACGGCGTGAAGATTCATTAAATTAATTTTACCTGTAATCATTTTAGTACTTTTTAGTTTGTGCGTCTCTTAATTTATTTGTAATTGCTTTATATTCAGCAAGCGTTAATTCCTGATCTTGGATTTGAGAATAAGCAATGTCTTTTTGCCCTTCATCCAGGGTTGATGTTCTTATAAGTTCATCAGCATAGGCGAGTTGATTTAAAGTAACTTTATCCTCTGGTATGGTTCCTTCCAGAGCTTCGTAACCGATCACATCTTTACGGTTCAAATCCTTGCCGAATATTTTCCCGATCTTTTCAGCTGCATCCTTAACCGCATAACTTTCGGCTGCCGGCGCTGCTTTCATAACAGCATCGTTTTTGATCTTATCGAATTCAATAGCTCCGGCCCCTTTGTCAGTCTGAAGGGGTGCCGCTCCGATACCATCCTGCCAGCTCCATTCATTATCTTCAATATTCTGATAATGAAGTCTGACAGTAACAACGCAACTATTAGCGATTATCTGTAACTGTTTTATCTCAACCCGCCATTTAATAAAAAGCCTGGTTAAAAGATATTCGACCCGCTCAATAGGTATATACTTAACCCCTTTTGCTATTGGATGTTCCTTTACCCATGTTTTGTTCGGCGGCTGATTTAATAAGATATTTAGTTCATTTTGTCCCTGTTTCAGAGATAAATCCCCGCTATACAAGTCTTTTAAGGCTGGGAGCTTGGTTTTAGTTGCTGTCATAATTTATTCGCATTTTTGAGAATGTAATTTGCAACTTTAACAAGTAAAGTATTGGCATTTGCGGAGATACTTGCAGCCTCAATACTTTTTACTTCCGGACGGGCAAGATCATTAATGGCTTGCATAAATGCCAGAAGTTTGTCTTTGTCCGGTGCTAATTTTGCCCGTTTTTCTTCCGCTGCCTTGAGTTTTAATTCAGCCTGCTTTTTTATTTCGGCATCTTTAATCGCTTTTTCTTCAGCGGCCTTTTTAGCTGCAATTTCTGATGCCAGACGTTCTTTTTCTTTGCGCTCTTTTTCAGCTTGTGCAAATAATTCAGCACGTTCTTTATCTGCTTTTTCCTGTTGCGCCTTCAGTATTTCAGCGTTCTTTTTGCGTTCAATTTCTGCCAGACGTTCTTTTTGTTCATTAGCTTCAGCAATTAGTTTGCGTTCTGCCGTGATTTCAGCCTCTCTCTTTTTAGCCTCTTTTTGTAACCTGATATTTTCCAGGCGTTGCTTTTCAATCGCTGCTTTTTCAGCCAAATAAGCTGCAAGTCTGTCGGCTTCTGCTTTTTTCTCAGCTGCTATCTTTGCCTCGTAGGCAAGCTTAACCCCAGCCAAGTAATTATCAAATACATCCTGTTGCATATAACCGAGGGCCAACGGTTCGATTTCTGTATAAGGTTTCAAAAGTGCAGAACGTTCAGAACGTAATTTTTCAAAACGTTCACGTTCCATGTTCTCAAAATGATCTTCAATTGCTTTGAGTGTTTTTTCTTTTTCACCTGAAGCGGCTTCCTGAATATTTTTAAAGGCATCTACAAAACGGCCCCCGGCAAGATAAAAAGCCTTCAGTTTCTTGTGAATTTCAGCCGTTCCGGTTCTGGTTTTGACATAGATCAAACGAAGTTCTTTAGCAGTGTGGCAAGTTTCAGGGCTGATTTCCTGTTTTAAAACTTCGTTATACTGGACTTCAAGTTCATCCATTCTCTCAAGCATTGGTAGAAACATTGCTTTAATTTCTGATGCCTTACTTTCTTCCAGACCATAGTCTGAAGCGTTAATTTTTACTAAATCTGTACTCATAATTTTATAGGTTTTAAATTTAAATATCATTCGAATCATAAGGGCTTATTGAGATTATTACTTTCCCGTCCATATACCCGCGATCATGAAAACAGGAATCACAAATACGCTCTTCAAAGCGTTTTCTGTATGCAATGCCATGATAGATCGAATCTCTCTCATAAACGACTGATTTAGTCGCGACTTCATCACATGAACAAAGATCATGCGTTTCACCGCAGACCAAAATCGTCGGTACGGTTTTAAATGACTTCGTGTATTCGGTCATTTCTTCTGCTAATTCTGTAAACTGTCCCATCTTTATAGGTTTTGATCGGTTAATACAATTCTGATATTACTTCTTTCGCCACAAACTTGCAGATTTCAAATGCTTGGATCAGGTAAATTGATTCTGTTTTGAATCGCAAAATTATTTTTCTTTTGGCTTCTTTTTCTTCTTTTTCTTTTCCCCTTTTCTTTTTCTTCTTTTTCGGGAATGTCACTCTTCAAATAGATGCCAAATTAAGTCACCGGCAAGCATCTGAAAAGTGCCTATGTAGCGGGAACCTCTTTTTACTTCCATGCCTGTCCCATATAGGTATAGATGTCTTTTTATTATTACCTCAGTACTATTAACCAGGCACCAGATAAAAGGTTCTGAATGTTGCATCTGAGCGGTTAAGATTACAGACCCCAAAGGCATCTCAACAATTATTTCATCTTGTATTGGAATCGGATATTTGTAAATTCTTTTCATAGCTTTTAGTTTACTTCCATGTTTCTAAGCAGTTATTTAAATGCAGTTGTGAAGATTACCCGGCCATTAATCCGGTAAGTCCAGGTTATCAAACTCCAGTCAGCGACGAATGGAATTGAATCGAGGTAATAAACTGTTTTTGTTTTCATGATTTTTCCTCCTCTGTTTCGTGAGGATGTCCCGGACAGCCTTTTTGATAATCAAATCCTTCACAATCTTTAGAAAATGGTAATACCCTCCATCCTTTTGCCAAAGATTCTTTTAAGTAATCTCTTACCATTTTGTCAGTCCACTCTGCCCCATTGTCTTCAAGGATTAATCCCCTCATAGATTTTTTACCGTGAAATCTTAAAGCACCTTCAATGTCAAGGCACATATGAAATGTAGTTGTTTTCATTTCTTCATTTTTTCATTGTGATAACCGATCATTTAACTGCCTCTTTGATAATGGCATGGAGTCCCTTACTGAATATCTGCGTTAATATTTCAGTCCGGCAAAGAGTAACGCCCATATTTTCAGCATCAAGAAAATACTGTTTCAGTAGTTTATTGTCATCTTTGGTAATGAGAACTACCCGACCTTTTTTTTCTTCTGGTTTTTTAGCCATTGCGAGCGGTTTTTACAAGGTTCACAAATTTGAAGATCATAATAACTACGATAATTCCGATGTAATAATAAAATGCTGTTGGTTCCATGATTTTTGGTTT